ATAAACTTATTAGTAAACAATATGATGTATCAATAAAGTAGGTAATAATGAAAATATTAATCCCAATGGCAGGCGAAGGTAGCCGTTTTACTAAAGAAGGTTACACCTTTCCCAAGCCTTTAATTGACGTTGGTGGCAAACCAATGATCCAGACAGTTGTAGAAAATTTAGATTTTGATTGTGAGTATATTTTTCTGGTGAGAAAAGAACATCTTGAAAAATATACCGGCCTACTACACACTTTAGGTCGTATCACGAATGATAGATTTCGACATGTCGTTGTCGACGGTTTAACAGAAGGGGCAGCGTGTACTGCTCTTTTAGCAGAAAAATATATCAACAATGATGAAGACTTGCTTATAGCTAACTCAGATCAATTCATTCAGTATGAATCGGAAAATTTTAAAATTTTAAAAAATCTAACAGACGTTGATTCTGCTGTTTTTACGTTCAACGCGGTACATCCGAAATGGTCATTTGTAAAGACGAATTCTCGAGGTTTTGTTACTCAAGTTGCCGAAAAGAAGCCAATATCCAACATCGCAACCTGTGGAATTTACTGGTATCGAAAAGGTTCAGATTTTGTTAAATATGCCAAGCAGATGATTGAGAAAAACGTCCGCGTCAATAATGAATTTTATATAGCACCGGTCTTCAATGAACTAATCCAAGATGGAAAAACACTAATACCTTTTTATGTACACCAGATGTGGGGTATTGGAACGCCTGAAGACTTAAGATACTTTTTAGAGAACTATAAAAAATGATAGAAAAACTTAACCTTGTCTTCCCAATGGCCGGTGACGGCTCTCGTTTTGATTTCGACTTTAAACCTTTTAAGAAGCTAGGGGACCAGACATTTATTGAACATGCTGTGGAGCCCTTTTATAAATGGAAATACAACATAGATAAGGTGTATTTTATTTTTAGACAAGATCAGGAAGACACCTATCAAGTATCTGAATACCTCAAGTCAAATATCGCTTTTGACGAAGACCAAATAATTCCTATTATCATACCGGAACGGACGAAGGGACCGCGAAACACCATTGAAGAGGCTCTAAAACAAGCCGATATTCCCAATGCCATCGTTTGTGATTGTGATCATAAAATTATGGTTGATAAGCTTTTCCGTAAAATAATTGACACTCGGTTTGTACAAACTGTTATTCCCGTTTGGAAAATAGATAAGTCTGAAAGCCATAACTGGTCCAAAGTGGTCGTTGATGGTTCAAAGATTGTCAATATTGTGGAGAAGGAAGACGTTGATTTTGATAAATTTGAAGTCTGGGGAATTTTAGGCTGTATCTACTTTGCTGATTTAAAGCTTTTTCAAAGGGAAGAATTGGGAGAATATGTCTCGGACGTCTCTCGGGAAGTGCTCTTTTCTGGAAGTGAGATTACATTTACTGATGTTGCGGATGCCTATTTCTTTGGCGATCCTGAAATGCTTGACAAGTGTGTTAATAAGAGAAGAAATGAATGTTCTTTTTTCTTTGATATTGATGGGGTATTGATAAGACACAGTGATCATTCCACAAACGATACCGAAACCAATTTAAGTCTTAAAGAAAATATAGAATTTCTCAGAAGTTTGAAAAACCAAAATCATAAAATTGTTATTACGACTGCGCGCAGCACCAAGTATCTTGCAGGATTAAAAAGACTTTTGGAAAAATTAGGTATTCGTTATGACCATATTGTCACCGGTTTGGCTTCCGGCCCACGAATATTGATAAACGATAGAAAGCCATCCAAACCATTTACAAAACAAGCACATGCTTTTGAAAATTTTCGGAATGAGCCATTAGAAATAAACGTGGGCAGCATTCTTGATAAAAACAAAGAAACTGTCCTTGAAGACATCAGCGCTAATTCTGGCGCCAATACTTATATTATACAAAAAGATGACTCAAAAGTTGTACGGAAAATAGTGAACAAAAACATTGTAGACCATGAAAAACACGTCGATGTTTTGAAACGTCAGTATAGGGATCTTGAAAGGTTTAATCACTTCAGCCCCGCTTCTTGTCCCAAGACTTTAGGCCTGACCGAAAACAATATTGAATGTTATTACGATATGGAGTTTTTAAAAGATTACTACAAACTGGACGGGTACAGCAGGAAGGTGCAAACAAAATTACTCAAAAGAGTGATGCAAAATTTAAAGGAAAATGTATATTGCTATAATAAACAGTTCGACACTTTGCAGGGCAAAACATTCTTTCAAAATTTTATCAATGAAAAGATAATTACCAAACTTAATAGATTCTCTTCGGAAAATCCAGAAATGAAAAAACTTATTGATTCCGACAATCTACAGATAAATGGTTGGAATTTTAAAAATCTCAAGGAGTTGTTTAATAAACAAGACCTTTCGAGATTCGCGCCGAAAATGATTTCTCCGGTCCATGGAGATCTTACTTTAGAAAACATTCTTTATAATATTGTTAGAGATGATTATAAGCTTATCGATATGGACGGCGCCAAGCTGATGGACACTCATATGTTGGATTTGGGAAAGCTATCACAATCTATTTTGTCGCGATATCACGAATGGAACAAAGCTGATATTGAAATCGGCATCGATGGAAACAATTTCACCTGCGATCCCCAGTGGTTTGAACCTAAAGACGCCGATGTACGTATGCTGAAAGATGTTTTGCCATATCCTGAAGATACTATCGCAAAATGTATTTTTTATATGGCCACTTATTTTGTACGCTTCACACCATTTAGATTAAAAAAAGGTGTAAACCATGGTATATTTGCTTTGATAATGTCTATAGTTTGGCTAAACAAACTTAATACCTGGAGATAAAGAATGTCTAATTTTAATATTGATATATACTATGACGGTAGTGACAACATCGAGCAATATTTAGATTGTGTCGATGGAGTTACCACAAACATTGGTTTTCTTAAGAAATCAAAGATTGTAGACTACAACAAATTCATTCGTGAAACATTAGCGCTTAATAAAGATAAAAAGCCCATTTCTTTTCAAGTGTTTGGAGCCTCTAAAACGGCTTGTCGAAAGCAAGCCGAAAAGATTAACTTCATCGCAGATGAGTGTGGCTCACCAGTATTCACTAAAATACCTATTGTAAGCCCATCAGGAGAGAATTTCACACCTCTAATCCATCAGTTGGTTTTCACCAATCAGTTTAGCATTAATACAACTTGTATATATACAAAAGATCAAATAGACGAATTAGCGTTCTTAAGTCAAGCCAAAAGTCCGACAATTGTATCCATTTTTTGTGGCCGCATTGGAGACACAGGTCACAATCCGTTGGATATTGTCGACTATGCGGTTTCAAGATTTAGAGACAATGACAACGTAAAAATTCTATGGGCTGGTTGTCAACGGGTTTATGATGTCCAAGTAGCCGAAAAGTCCGGTTGCGATATTATAACAGTTCCGGAAGGAGTGCTTAAAAAGATGGATCGCTTGGGGACTTCCTTACACGATTTTTCGGTAAAAACATCGTATGACTTTCATATGGATGGACAAGGTTTAGAGCTTTAAGGAGAAAGAGATGAAAGTAGCGGGTTTCAATTCTGGTCATGATTGCGCATATGCTGTTTTAGACAATGGTATTCCCATTATACACGCAGAGTTAGAAAGATACATTAGAATTAAAGAGCCGCCGGGAGATTCAATACAATTTTTATTTGATACATATCCCGAGGCTGAAGAAATAGTGCATTTTGCACATTGGTCCGAAACAAATCCAAATTGGGCTATTCGCAATAAGTATCCAGAATCATTTAAAAAAGCTCTCCAAACAACTAGCAAAAATGGTGGCTCCTTTTACGAACCGGGCCATCACTTATGCCACGCTGCTAATGCTTTATTTTCTAGCAATTACAAGGATGCACTCGTAATTACAATTGATGGCGGAGGCAGAGATATAATAGACGACCAGTCATTAATTGGTACATTTACGGCGTGGAAAGGCGATGATCTAGATTTTGAATTGTTGGCCTATTTGCAAGAGCACGAAATTAATATTGGTACAATGTGGAGTCAATGCACTTCCCAAATCTTCGGCCTTTCCAGCGGATATCCAAAAGGGAACCAGTGCGGCAGCGTAATGGCCATGGCCTGTATGGGAGATGCATCAAAATATTACGATGAGTTTTATAACCATCGTTTTAAACACCCAAGTATGCGCCCTTTTAATTTTGGAAAGTTCAAAGAAATCGCAGAAGCATCTGAACAAGGCGCTTTTGACGTCGCCGCAGCATTACAAAGAGCCACCGAAACAGTCGTCAAAGAAATTCTAGATCCACTTGTAGAAAACTCAGACTCAGATAATATTTGTCTTTCTGGTGGCGTAGTGTTGAATTCAGTTATGACTGGAAAACTGGCTAAAGATTGGTATCCAGATAAAAACATCTATGTTTGTCCGGTTCCTTATGACGCGGGACTTGCAATCGGCGCCGCTCAATACGTTTGGCATACTATGTTGCGAAACGAAAGAATCCAGTGGGAAGACAACTGCACACCTTATCTTGGCGTGACACACTCTGAAGAGTCGATAGTTGCAACTTTAAATAGCAGAACAGCGGACGTATTTTGGCATAGAGCAGATGTGGATGCGATAGTGGATAAACTAGATCAAGGCTTTATTGTATCGGTTTTCAGCCAAGGATCAGAATCTGGGCGCAGGGCGTTGGGTAATAGAAGCATTTTAGCTGATCCAAGAAACCCGGATATGAAAGACATCATTAATGAAAAAGTAAAACATCGCCAATGGTATCGCCCCTTCGCCCCCTCCATTATTAGAGAGGAGGTCAAAAACTGGTTTACAACCGATCAATCGAGTCCCTATATGTCTTTCGTACTTGATTTCACTGAAGAAGCAGCGGAAAAGGTACCAGCAGTCGCACACTTTGATAATTCAGCAAGATTGCAAACTGTAACTGAAAAAGATAACGCTTGGTACTACAATTTTCTTAAGAAATGGCAGGAGAAGTCAGGTGTTCCCATTATTCTCAACACCAGCTTTAATGATAGAGAGCCAATTGTAGAAAATCCAGATCACGCCGTAAATTGTTTTCTTAAGACGGATATTGATTTTTTGTTTTTCTGTGATTACAACATTTTGGTGAAGAAAAACAAATGAAGCTTAAGGACAATAATGACCCCAAAAAGAATCCCAATATAAACTGGGCTCCCCTTTTGACGACATGGATTGATTTTTGCAATTATAAAACAATTGTGGAAATAGGAGTCCAACAGGGCGAAACAACAGAAGAGTTTTGTAAAATTGCTCAGAAAATAGGTGGAAAGGTTTTTGGTTACGATTTTTTTGACAAGATCGGGGCTTATGGCACTGTCGACAGCAAAGTACCTCCGACGCCACCACTAGAAACAATTCGGGAGAAATTATTTAATAAGGGGTATGACGACAACGTTTTAAAACTAACTAAAATTGATACTTCAACAGACGAATTTGTTACTGTATTAACACGCGATTTAAAAAAGTACCGCAAACGCAGTATTGATTTCGCATTTATTGATGGCTGCCATTCTTACGAAGGTGTAAAGAATGATTTTTTAAAAGTATATCCACTTTTGTCCCCCGAAGGGACCATTGTTTTTCACGATACTTTTTCTCACGCCGGTCCAAGAAAGTTTGTTTTAGAGCTATATGAAGAAAATGATGGAACATACGACATAATTCATCTTCCATTTGGTGGAGGCCCAGGTACACAGCCATATGGACGCATAGGCATTGCAATATTAACTAAAAGGAGCTTTGCCTGGAGCGAAGGGGGAATACACAACACCGATCATGATAATCCGCCCCTTGACGAAGAAGAGATTTATAAAAACGAAAAAGAATGGTACGAGAGACAATTAGAAGCAGCACGAGATAGAAAAAAATGAAATTAGCATTGTGTCTATTTGGATATCCAAAAGGCAGCTCTGTATATGCTGCTGATGGTTATCAAGAAAAATATAAGCATTTGTTTGAGCAAGTGATGGAATATAACCCGGACGTGTTCATTCATTGTTGGGATGAGGATTTGGAAGAAGAAACAGTAAATCTCTTTCAACCTAAAAAATATTTTTTTGAAAAACAACTAGATTTTAAAGATGAAATTGCCAAATTGAATATGGAAAGGTTCGCAGGCGGTAGAGGTAACATATTCAAAACATTAAGCTTTTTCTACACCAGAAAGAAAAGTAACGACTTAAGACTCGAATACCAAAAGGAAAACAATATAGAATACGATTGTGTTGTAACCAGCCGTTTTGACGTTGGCTATCACAACCATGGCCGAAACAAAACCAGCTACATTGACTTTAACCCTAATTTAGATATGTCTGCAATTTATAGCGCATATTGGGATCAAATTAATGCTGGCTTGTCCGATCACTGGTTTTATAGCCAACCACCCAATATCGATGTTATATGCGGTATATACGACAAAACTATAGAGTATTTGCAAGAGAATAGTGAATATATGAATGAGATGATGAATGGCTGCTTTGATACAAATATAAACGATTGGTTTTCAAACGAGTTCTTGAAAGAGAACGCAGAAAAAACTAATAATTTTCACAAATATGAAGAAAGCTATTGTTTAAATAATCATTGTTTATATAAGTGGCATCTATATAAAAACAATCTTTGGCAAAAAGATAAATGCAAATTTTTAAATAAAGGGCTGTGGACTAATGCATAAAGTGGGTATTATTGGTAATGGTTTCGTAGGGTCTGCAATTGCAAATGGTTTTGCATTGCATGCTGACGTAAAAGTGTATGATGCTAACCCAAAAAGAACGATTAACACTTTAGAAGAAGTACTAGATTGTGAATTTGTGTTTGTGGCGGTGCCCACACCGATGGATATGAGAAATAGTAATCACATTGATATATCGATAGTTCACAATGTATTTGAAGAAGTCTCGAAAAAGAACAAAAGAGACAATATTTTTATTTTGAAATCCACGGTAATTCCAGGCACCACCGAAAGTTTACAACGAGAATACCCCAGCCTGAACATTATTTTCAATCCAGAGTTTTTGACCGAAAGAACAGCTTATTTGGATTTTATTAATGCCTCTCGAATTGTCATCGGGGGTTCAAACGATCACTGTCGGAGAGTAAAAGAGCTTTATAGAAATCGATTTCAGCATACTAAAATTATTTGTACCGATACTAAATCAGCAGAATTTGTGAAATATATGTGCAATTGTTTTTTTGCAACTAAGATTTCATATATGAATGAAATGAAGGTAGCATCCGACAAGCTCAATTTAGAGTGGGACAAAATAATGGAAGCATTTTTATCAGATGGTAGAATTGGAAATTCCCACACAGACGTTCCCGGTCATGATGGCCAGCTTGGCTTTGGAGGTAAATGCTTTCCAAAAGATATTAATGCGTTTATTAATTTCTATAAAGACATAAATATATACCCCACGATGCTTTATGGAGCATGGGATAGAAATAAAGAAGTAAGAAAAAAACGCGACTGGGAACAAATCGAAGGCGCGACAACTAAAAAGGAGAAAGTAAAATGACAAAAGCACCAGAATATAAATTTTCGAAACAAGCTCTAGGGGCCGTTATGATGGCTTTGCAACAGTCGTTGCTCGAGCAAAGCGACATTGTACCTGTTTTTGAGAACTTCCGTTTGAAAAATTCAACAGAAGGGTTGGTTGTATTAAATCCACCACTTGTTAAATTTAATGCAGAAACCGTAGAACAGTTTCAAGTAGATGATGAAGATGTTGATGCTTCGGCGGCAGATTAATGCCTGTGTATATTTACGGCTGTTCTGATTGTTCGGAAGAGTTTAAAGTAAACCATGGTATGCGCGAGAAGTGGGATACGTGTAATTTGTGCAATTCTACAAATATAGCACGTATCCCATCGCTCCTCACAAAGCTGAAGACAACAGCAAAAGAAGCAAAGGTCGGAGATTTAACAAATGAGTTTATAGAAAACGCCAAAAAAGACCTCCGACAACAGAAAAAAGGATTGGATAAAAAAAGATGATCGAAGTATTATTTAGTGTTTCTATTGTTGTAAACTTGCTTTTAGCTTGGTATATCGTGCAGCTTTTAAAGCGATTTTTAGCTTTTCAAGAGGAGATAGACAACTTTGTTGAAAGACTCACAGAATACGAGGGACACATCGAAATTATTAATAATTTAGAAAGATTCTATGGAGACGAAACTCTAGCGAACCTCAGTCGTCACTCAAAAGATCTAGTACGTGAGTGTAAAGAATTAAGATTCATCATTAATGATGATTATGAGAACGATGAGGAGATAGAAGAATATGCCACGGAAGCGTAGCAAAAAGAATCATTATTTTACAAAGATTCATGAGCAGGCAATAATTGATTACTGTAATACAGAGGATATGAAGTTGCGCAATGAACTTTATAAAATTTACATAGGTCCGGTGTTTAGCGAAATGGTGGATAAAATTGTATATACATACAAATTTACTACTTTACCAAACATTGATGCATTGCGTGATGATTGCAAGAATTGGTTAATCACAATATTAAACAAGTTCGACCCAAGTAAAGGATCGAAGGCCTTCACTTATTTTAGCGTAGTCTCAAAGAACTGGTTTATCGCTGAAGTTAAGAAGACTGGCAAAAAGTCCAGAAAAGAGGTGCCTCTCGAGGATTACTATTATGAAAAACCAGGAGGAAATGATAAGAACTTTGCTTCCCTATCAGGCGCCGAAAACCTCGTTTCTCACAATACATATATTGAGGATAGGATCAAACATGAGTTTTTCGTGGGGCTTTTTAGAGAAATTAAGTCTTGGGATGACCTTCCTTTGCGACCCAATGAAAGAAAAACAGTCGAGGCCATAAAAATTCTTTTTGAAGATTCTGAAAAAATAGAGATTTTTAACAAAAAAGCTATTTACCTATACATCAGAGAAATCACCGGTTTAAACACTAAACAGGTTGTTAGCTCTTTAAACAAAATTAGGAAACGCTACGCGGTATACAAAAAAGAATGGGAAAAAGAATAAAAGATTTAGATGCTTACATTGAAGAAGCAGTTAAGAACATTAGAGATGACAGAGACATCACTTCTACTCTATTAACGGGTATTTTCGCCCAAATTCAAAAAATAAACGATGCAGATTCACATAAAGACCTGGGCCTTATTGCTTCCAAGTATGTGGAAACTCTGCAACGATCAAACGAACAATTAGTAAAAATATCCTCCATAATATCAAAAAAGCAAGATACGGGCGTTTCCTTGGGCGAAGAAGACAAAAAGGAACTTTTTGATATTATCCAAGGAGATAAAAAATAATGACTGACAATACTGTTCATCTTAAAAATACTTTGGATCTTCCCGATGATTTCATTCCTTATGATAAGATGCTGGAGTCTCCAGCGTCGTTTGTTAAAAAAGTAGTTGCCAAAACTGCATCACCAAACCCCCTTAAGACAAGAAAACAATATTATGGTCGCTTTATAACTCGATTGTTCCAAGATAAACTTGAGGGGGATTGTATGTTTGATCCGGTGCTTGCCGCAATGCAACGCTCCGGAGGCGAAGCGACCTCGGCGCTGAAGGTCTTCGTTTGTGTGGTTTACGTGGAAGAGCTACAATCTTATCCTTTCCCCCAAAAAACAGCGAATGGACAGCTTGATATGGATCTGGTAAGAAAAATTGCTACAAATGATGGCATATTTAAATCTTACACTTACTTGCAGTCCGGAGGTCAAGATCTGGAATATGGCGAAAATGTTCTTGTTTCTTTCACTGACCCAGGCGCTAGAAAAGAGGGGATCTTTGAATATTCTTTAACAAAGGGCGCAGGTGCCCCCGGTGGAATGCCGGGAGGAGCCGGAGGCCCCGCAGGCGGAGCAGGTGGCTTAGCTGTCCCCGGAGGCCCTGCTAGCGCCTTCGGCGGTGGTATTATCGCAGACGGTTGCGATGGAAACCAGATAAAACACACTTATAAGAACCCAGCTATTAAAGCTACTCAAGACACTGTAGGAGCCAAAGCTCCCCCATGGATAAAAGGCATCGGCGCTGATCCAAAACCCAAGCCAAAAGAAAAAGAAGGAGGTGTCTTATCGCAAATGGTAGGTGCAGCTTCTGACGATGTTAAAGCAGCAATGAAAAAATATGTACCCGAAGTATTTACTTTGCCCGCAGGCCCAGCTTGCCCCGGCGCATTCCCAGAGTTTCCCAGTAAGTTCCCCTTGGTCTTAGATAATCGTCACGCACTTAAAGCCAGGGTTGAAGAGGCTGTCGCAAAAGGAAGATTAGGTGGCCCCAAAGGCTATGTTCAACGGTATGCAAAATATTATAAATCAAGGAAAATAAAGGCCGAACGAATGGCACAAGGTGTGATGATTATTTTACATAACACAGCCGGTGGCCGCTCCAAAGCAAGAAAAATCAACGGTGAGCGCCTAGGCAAAAAAACTGGCAAATATCAGACATCGCCATCCCGAAATCTTGAGACATTCGCCGGTCATGGCACCCCAGTTCATTTCTTTCTTGATACATACAATGCTTATTGGAATTGGGATTTAGAAAATACCGTAGGCGGCGGCGATCATGATTTGAACGGTTCACGCGCCAGAATGCCCGCCATTGGTATAGAAATTATGCACTTATCGAATGGAATCATCGGCGCACCTCCCAAATCCTCAAAGGCCAACTTGGTTAGTAGGTCGTATTGGAATTATTCAGCGCATATTGGGCGCAGCAAGTGGGAGCTTCAAAACGAAATGCAACGAGACTCGTTAGTGGATAATGCTTTTTCTAGAAAGTATCCCGGCGGTAATGTTTTACCACCCTCTCAAATAACAGCTCTTCGACAATGTATTCAATTTATTATGTCGTATTTACAAAAGGCATATGGCACGAGGATCGTTTATATTGCTACCCACCGTAATGGCTATAGCGGAAAGCCGAGCTGCCCTGGTCAATACGCCATTCGGCACGGAATTGCGCCTGTAATGCAATCATTGGGGCTGCGACCCTTAAATTTTGCTACTCCTCAAACCATTGATCTTGGCTTTGGTCCAAGAAAATATTCACGTGCAGGTCTGTTATACCCGGAAGCATTTTTTCACGATACAATATATGAAACAAATTGGAAGGGGCAACCTTACTTCAAAAAACCCTTTACTAGAGAGTCGGGATGGAACTCAATGAATCGACCTCTTACATTGGAAGAAGCAATCAAGCATGCTGGCGAAACCACAAATCAGTCTTGGTATAAAGGAAAAGGACTTAAATAAAATGCCCCTAAAAAAAGCTTTTAATGATGATGCCTTAAACACACGCCAAAAAAGAAATATGAGCATAGCAGGCAATGCTATTAATATTACTCGCAGAGGTATTCAAGGGGATAATCTAGTCGAACCTCTGCCAAACTTTCGACGAACCAAGAGTGAAACTATATATGAAGGCTCCAATAATACTAGTATTGTTTTAGGGCGAGACAGGCCCGGAGAAGCTGGCAGCGGTTATGGAAATCAAACTGGCGCCGGAACTATTGATATGGTCGTCGGCCGCGTTTCAAGTGACATACAACAATCGATTGTCAACGATCAATCGCTCGAAGTAGAATCTTTATATGTTGACAACAACTTGTCTCGCGATGCCTCGAGAATCTATATCAGCCAAAAAACTGACGTCGATACAAATTTTAATCTACCGAGTGGATTAGTGGGAGAATCTAAAGCTAAGGCTGCAATTGCGATAAAGTCAGACGCAATAAGAATTATTAGTCGCGAAGGTATAAAAATTATTTCACAAGGCGATAAAGCCAATTCTCACGGCGCCAAGATTCGCACAATTCCAGCGATTGATATCATTGCGGGCAGCTCAGACGCTAATAATGAACCTATTGTTAAAGGAAAAACTTTACGAAAGGTACTAAAAGATATTATGACTCGAATAGATGAATTGAATTCCACATTAGATACGTTTATGACAGCACAGGTCGAATTTAATGCCGCCACGTGCGCACACGAACATCCCGATCCAATGCTCAGGTTTTTAGGCTCAGCAGCCAACGGAGATCAATTTTCGGTTAATAATGGTAAAGTGCCCTTTAGTGCCGAACTCTTGCAAAGTGGAATAAAATGCTTTGCAAATCAGTCTATTGCTAAGACTGATGGTGTAATTAACAAACTGTCTTCGGCATTAACAGAAATGAACATTAGTGAAGTTTATGGCGCCAAAGAATCCAGTAGTGATCGAGTGAATGTAAGCTAGTTAAACCCAGAGTCGAGACAATAAATGAATAGATGGTACATATATAAAGACATTGAGCCCATAACAAAGGGGCAGGTAAAGACTATAAATGAATCTTCCATTGAAAAAATTATGGTTGATTCAGAAGAAACTGTCTACTATCAAATAATTAATTCAACTGCCGCCACTGGATTACCTAAAAATTTCTTCCCCACGGCACCAGACGCCGAAACAGAAACGGATAAGCCGAGTGGTAATACTGAAGACCCCGAAATAGAAAAATATATTTTAGAGCGCAAAAAAGCTGCATTGGGCGCCCTCTTGACCCATGGCGGCCAAAATATTCAAGAAGAGGAGACTAAGAAGTTAATAGAAAAATTTGCGCCCACTCACGTATATGTAACGGGTGGGTTTTATATACCCCCAGGTCCGGCCGATTTAATTAAATTTCAGTTAATTATAAGAAGCGATACAGAACTCTATAATGCAATTAGGCAACTTTTAGGGGAAGAAGTAGAGCCCGCCAAACCCGAAGAAGATGAAGCCGTAACAGTAACGGGCAAGATCAAATTCCGCGCTGATAAATTTTTAAAAGATATTGTATACGTTTCAGAGATCTTTAAAACCTCCTTCAACAGTATGAATGCTACTGATTTAGAGACCCCTTACGATTATAATTATGAACTGTCCGGGCAGAACTTATCTATCATTAAATTGCTGGTGGAAGGAGAATTATTAACTACTAAAAAAATTGTTAAATATTTTCGAAAAGGTAAGTGGCTTCCTCGTAAAAAAATAAATTTATCAAGATATGATATTAGATTTGCTTGGATAGGCACATTAGCCGCTGACCAGCCCACCGACGATATGGGCGCCCTTGTCATGAAGCTAGATGAAAGTGTCCCTATTACCATACATCAAAAAAACAAAAAGAAGGTTTTAGCTTCTCTAAGTTCTAAGAACTTTAACGAAAAGTTCGATTCTGAAACACTAGGCGTGTTGATTAATCTTGAGGGGGCAGCTCAATCTTTAAGAGAAAACGAAGCCCCGGTAGGCGTCGACTTAGAAGAATTTACTAATCAATATATTATACCCAACCCTAGCAAAGAACAGAAGCCAGTTGAAGTAAAAAAGGTTTTTAACAAGGGGGCTATAAAGTACAAATCTAAAGAAGAATTAGAAACAGAACGTCTAACTGATAGAGTTAGGAATAAAATTTTCAAAAAAGTAAAAAATGAATTTTTGCAAGTGGGCGACCAAGCATTTTTAGAAATTCTTAAAAACCGTACAAACATTAAATCCATTGAAGACATCTATAATCAAGTGCTCAAAACAATTCCGGTTGACGCCCTTTTGGATGCCGCCGCCGAGTGTTTGTTGAAAAGCCTTCCGATAACAGATCTAAAAAAGAAAGTGTGTGACATTGTTTTGGGAGATTTGCAGCCAAAAGACCTTAATAAGATTTTAAAATATATGGGCACAAATACTACCAAAGAGACGAAAAAAGTCAAACAACAATTAATTCAGATAACTAAAAAAAACACGGGCAATTTCAAAGGGGTCCGTTCCGAGATAATACAATATATTAAAAAAGACGTAACTGCGCGCGATGTTCTCTGCCTTGCCATTTTCGCCGCCATTCCAGCAGCGATTGCGCTGCTCTCAAAACTATCCCCCGGCGCCGCCAAAAAATATTTAAAGGAACAGTTCGAAAAGCAAAGAAAGATCGCCGAGATAGATCTTAATGATTATTTTACCCCACCCGTATCGCCACCGGCAGCACTACCTAGTAATCCCGCTAAGCTGCTTTTAGAGAAATTCGAAATGGGTCTCGACGCATATAATATTACCTCATTGACAGGTGATTGGGCATCCTCTCTTAAGGTTGATGTAACAGGTTTGGTTGAAAATTTGGTGGTTGATATGGTTAAGATACTTCTTGAGCAAGTCTCTTATATGTGCGATGGCTCAAGCGCATCAGATTTCGCCGGTTTTAGTCAAGGCTATGGTTCGGATGGTATTCCTCCGTATGTTGACCCCGTATTTCCATTCGTACCTTATATGTTTAATGATTTAATTGATGATCCGATGACATATGGCGTTTTAGGTGATGCCCTTCCAATGGTGACACAAGATGAGATCACCGATTTCTTAGACGCCCTTTCAGAATTCTTGACTATTTCTGAAATCTGCACCTTAATCAACGGAGGTCCGAATGCCAACCTCATCATTGAAAACATATATGCAGGAATGTTTAAGCTTGAAAGGTTCAAGAACATAGCTTCGGCACTAAAAAATAGATCTAAGTTTGTAAAGTTTATAGAATTAATAAGCAAAAATGTTGACAAAGGGGTGTGTGTTAGGAAACTTGATCAACTTACCAAAACAAAGAAGATTTTAGCTGAATTTTGTGGTCCTTCCTCCAACGGCGCTCTAGTGGAAGATTTAAAAAGAAAAGCCTCAGACGCGGTTATCGAAAACTTCTTAAATCAAGAAAATGAAATGGCCAATCGGGTTCTTAACGCTATCATGAACCTTAGCGATTTTCAACGAATTGCAGACAAAGCACCGCCAATATTTTGCGGCCCTGCAACGCCAGGAGAAGAGGATGATAAAGAACCAATACTTAAAGCACAGCAACATCCAAGTCAAAAACACACTAATCGTGTTTTTATGGACAGGATCTTAAAAACCATTGATAATACTTTTGAGCAAGATCTAATGTCTTATAAGCCTATTCTTGCTTATGGCGGCAACGACGACAAGATGAAGAAAGCAGTCGTAAATGCATCAAAATACCAAGCAAAAATTTACGGACTTGATGGATTTGACGATATAAATGAAGCTGAAATGAACCAATTAGTCGCGGAAAACAGCATAATAGCCGCAAAAGTTTATAATACTTTTATTGACAAGTCGCTTATTCATATATCCTCCAAAACAAACGATAGCTACTTGAAAATCAATAGACACACAGCAGGCGACTTTACTCAGCTAAGAATGAATTTTTCTGATAAGCCTCAATATTCTTGTCCACCTGCCAGTATACAACTGGAGTTTGGCCAACCCGGAAATCTTAAAAAACAGGTGAAAGCTATAGAAGTCGACCAATGGGAAAAAATAAGTGCCAATTTTATCCCTGAAGGCGGCATTGGATTAGACCTATATGACCTACAAATTTTAGATAAAATAACAGCAGGGCTCCCCTTTTATGCATCTATCTTAGAGCAAGTAATTCAGGAGCATGCCGAATATATTACTACTCAAGATCTGTTTAAAAAGACCAACTTTGATAAACTTGAATTAAATAAAAGAAACCCTATATGTCCCTCTCTTCTGGACTATAAACAAGCTATTATTGATTTAGAAAAAAATGCAAAAGAGCTAGAGTGTAAAATTGATTTTGCGGCCACTCCTTCTGCCAGTGATGTGGCGCAGTTAAATTCTTTTATTGAGATTGCTGTAAAGGTCGTTGTCATACGCGAGTTTTTGAAAAGCTTGTTGGTGTTCTCCTCTTTTGGAATCAAGTCACTTCTTCCAACAGCGGAAGGCTCCTCTTTTTACTATGGATATGTGGAGAACCAAGTGGCAGAGAGTCTAGGACAAGAATGGAAGGAACTGATTAAACAATACTCTCAACAGGCCTATGGTGCAGCATCTGTTGATGAGACTATAGCTATAATGGTAGGAAAACATTTCAAGACCGTCCAGGCCATAATAACAGAAAAACTAAACGCCATCGGATTGAATACTGGCAATACTCTAGAAAAAGAATATAATTTAGATGCCCCTCCAACGGATCAGGATATTAAACAACAAATCTTAAATAATATCATTTTAGATAAAGTGCTTGATCCTCCGGAGATACTAGCTATTGATTTTAAAAACAAAAAAGGAGTAATACCAAAGAAATATTATTCCAACCACGAGCGATTAAAAAACGGTGGCTTCTTCATTGAGCAAGGATTTGATGTGAGACACAAATATGCTGAAGATGTTGGCGTCATAACCAAAGAGGAGATGAAAGCTCTTCTGAAAGCAGGCGATAGTGATTTTATCGATAAAGTAAAAGCTAATAAAGAAAAACTACAATTACTTTTTGGATACGCATACGGCTATGAGGCCGAATCTGGCTTTCCATATGGAATCGGCGCTTTTAAAAACACACTTAAAGCACAAAGCGATTCGATGCGATATCATGTTGAAAATAATATTGCGAATAACATAGCTATAGACAAACAATTATTAGAATGGGAAGGTCGCCTTTCAAAAGCTAAATATTGGTCATACGGAGCGATGTTAAAATATTGGGGAGAGATTGACAAGCCAGCAGTTCAAAACAAATTTACCCCGAATAAGGTTGATCTAAACAACTCGGGTTTCTTCAAGAAGATGAATCAGTATATCACGTTGAATATTTTGATCCCTGTCTCAACAGATAATCATATGGTTGAAAACCGCGAAAATCTTAAAGATGCCACGCAAACTGAAGCATTTAACACCGGATTTCTCGAGGGTGTCTTCGATAGGAAATATTTCCTTCAAGAGGCCGGAGAGAATGATTCGGGTCAAAAATGGTTCAAACTTCCTTTAGTAGAGATCCCCCTGAACAAGAATGCTTCTAATAAAACTGTCTTGGAGCTTTTCGATGATAATTTCACCCCGACGCCTCCGTACACCCCTACTTCATTTTATGATGAATATAAAAATATGGAAAATCTGTTTAGACTTTACCGCTCTTCGTTGATCGGCGGCGACGACGAAGAGGGCTCCTTTCAACAAGGCGCCCTCCAGCAGTCCCAACAGTTTACAGAGACCGCCGCCGCAGAGGGTGGTCTAGACGAAAATGCCTTTGCCAACAATAATGTTATAGCCGAGATCGGGTCGTACACTGACGAAGAGGGCAAACTCACACCTTCGGAAATGTACTCCAGGCTCCAAAAGACCTTTCGTATGGCTGAAAATGCCCCATTCCCCCCTTTGAAAACAAAACCAGACTGGTGGCCTGAAACAATTGGCAACAATCAAACCAATCTTTTTGAAAACAAGTATGAGGCGACAGTCCAGGCGTTTTTGGATTTCAAAAGTGCTTATGAATCTTATACCTCGTTTGTAAAAAGCAGAATATGTTGGAGCACTCAATTTGCTGACTTTGCTGAAAATATACAGTATAAAGAATTGCTTTCCTTCTTGGCGATTATGACTGCAGAACAAATTGAAACAGAATATCCGGAATTAAAGCCGATGTTTAACAAAACTTTGCTCACCATAGCCAAAGCAATTCAACCTTTAATCACTGCCGCCAATCGTCACGAAGATCCTGAGTTTTATCAAAAAATGCCTAAAATCGCGGATTTAGAGGTGTCTGCTAGTGGTCCTAATTGGTATATGATTATATTAGAAGTAATGATGAAGATGCTAGCGAATCAAACTGACCCCACTTGGAGGACACCATGGTTCTGGCCCGGACCATTAAATTCTGTAGGAATCGTTGCAAAGATATTGGACGCTATACCTGACGAGAATAGCATTGTTAGTATAAACAACAGCAGCGAGGCTTATGATGAGATTGAAAAAGAAAGAAAAGAAAATCTTGAAAAAAGTCTAATATGTTCACAAGATAGTAATTCAGAATAAAACTACTTATAAAAAGGGATTATAATATGGGCTACGGGATAGACGCAAAATTACCACTGGGAAGAAACGTTGCTTCTGGTTTTTATGGTTTAACCAAAACCATAAAAGAGAACACAAAGCAAAAGGTTAAAATGCTTATGCTAACAGCTCCGGGTGAAAGAATGATGCTACCAGAGTATGGGGTTGGGCTGAGAAATTATTTATTTGAAAACACTCCAGAAATGGATATAATCAATGCAATTAATGAACAAATAGAAGCATTTTTGCCTGAAGTCAAAGTAGTGTCGCTAAACGTTGACAAAGGTACAAATAGGCAAGCAACACACGCAGGTCATAAAAATAGTTTATTTATAGAATTAACCTATTTGATTAAGTCCATTAATCTAAAAGACACTTTACAGTTAATAGAAAACGCTGAAGGATTAGGTATGTAAAAAATGGCAGATATTAAAAAACCAGCAATAAATTATACTAGCAGACAGTTTTCAACCATCAAGGCAGATTTAGTAAACTATGCTAAAAAATATTATCCAAATGAATTTAAAGATTTTTCCGCCAACTCGTTTGGCTCCCTGATGTTGGACACGGTTGCTTATATTGGGGATATTTTATCGTTTTATTTGGATTATCAAGTAAACGAGTCATTTCTCTCCACCGCAATAGAATACGACAATGTATTAAAATTGGCACAAAATTTTGGCTATAAGCCATCATTATCGCCATCATCATATGGAATGTTAACCTTTTTCATCTTGATTCCAGCATCTAACGGTGCGCCAAATTTTGATTATGCTCCGCTGCTTAAGCGAGGAACAAAAGTTTCCACAGGTCAGGGAAATATGTTTAGTTTAATAGAAGATGTCAATTTTAAAGATACTGCTAAAAATGAAGTGGTAGTTGGTAACGTTGACCCCGACACGGGAACTCCTGTTTCATATGCTATTCGAGCCAAAGCTCAAGCAGTCTCGGGAGAATTAGCCATACAAAATAGCGCAGTCGGAGATTATCAAAGGTTCCTTAGAATTCCAGTGCAGGGAAATAATATTACTGAAATTGTCTCTGTCGAAGATAGCCTAGGCAATCAATATTACCAAGTAGATTATTTGACTCAAAATACAGTTTACATTCCTTTAACAAATAGAGGGGCTGACAACACCACTACCCCAAATATACTTAAGCCTATGTCGGTCCCTCGTCGCTTTACTGTCGTGCAGGAAAAGAATCAAGTCCTACTACAGTTTGGAGCCGGTACTAACGAGAATGTTGAAGAAATTTTGGACCCCTCAAGTGTCTTACTTAAACAACATGGCAAAAAATACATTACAGACGACTCCTTCGACCCGGCAAAATTGATTCAAACGGATCGCTTAGGCATTACCCCTAAAAATACAGTTTTAACAATTGTCTATCGTGTCAACGCCACCGACGATACTAACGCATCGGTTAACACAATCACCAACATTGTTGATCCTGTTTTCGACTTTGTTTCAGAAACCACACTTAACACGTCGCTGTTGAATGGTGTACGCAGAAGTTTAGAAGTTATAAACGAGGAAGCTTTCGTTGGCGATATTCCCTTTCCAAATTCGGACGAGATTAAGCAACGAGCTTATGGTGCCTATGCAATGCAGAATCGCGCCGTTACAAAAGAAGATTTTATGACTATTGCCTATAGTATGCCTGCATCGTTTGGGACAATCAAAAAAGTAAATGTTGTACAGGATTCTGACACCTTTAAACAAAGAAATATTAATTTATATGTTTTGTCTGAAGATTCTCTGGCAAATTTGTTACCTGCGAACGATACAATAAAAAATAATTTAAAAACCTATATCTCTAGATATAAAATGATTAATGATTCTATCGATATTTTAGATGCGAACATTATAAACTTAGGGGTATCATTTAAAATAGCCGCCTTTGAAAATACTAATAAATTTTCAGCTTTACAAGCAGCAAAGGACGCAATACAAAACTTTTTCGCTGCACGTAAATCGTATGAAATAGGAGAAGCCTTTAGTATTACTGACATTTTTAATGTTTTGAAAAACACACCTTCAGTCCTAGATGTACTAGAGGTAGATGTATTTGTAAAATCAGGCACCAATTATGCTGATTCGAATTTCAATGTCGCAGAGAATAAATCTCCGGAGGCAAGAAAAATATTCTGTCCTCAAGACGGATGCTTCGAAGTCAAGTTTCCTAACACAGATATTTTAGGAGCCGTAATTTAATGGGAATTAAAAGATATTACGCCACAAAAGATAATACTATAACAAACGCCTATAAAGCAAATTTGACTACACGCGGTGTGAGCGGAAATATGGGCCAGTCTGATATTGTAGAGATATTTCATATATATGGTCAAGTCAGTAGTTCATCCGGTTTAAGCTCTGAGCTATCCCGTGTTTTGATTCAATTTGACATGAATCAAATAACGACAGACAGAACAGATGGCGTCATTCCTGCTTCCGGCAGCGTAAGCTTCTTTTTACGTTTATACGACGCTGCCCACACACAAACAACACCGAAGGATTATAAATTAATAGCAACTGCTATATCGCAATCTTGGGACGAAGGTCTTGGCTTAGACATGGAAAATTACACTGACGTCGACGCCTCCAACTGGCTAACTGCTAGCAATGATAGCACTACGGTAAAGTGGACCGCAGAAGGCGGAGATTATATTACCGGCTCAAATGCAAATCGCACCAAGTACACGTTTTCTCAATCCTTTGTTAATGGTTTCGAGAACTTAGACGTCGATGTAAGTCATTTGGTTGAAAGTTGGATCGATGGAACACTGACCAACTATGGGTTTGGAGTTCATCTATCAAGCTCTTATGAGACAGCAGAAGAATCTTATTACACTAAGATGTTCTTCGCGCGCGACTCACAATATTTTCATAGAAGGCCGGTCCTCGAGGCTCGATACGATAAAAGCAAAAAAGATAATAGAAGTAGCTTCTATTTAAGTTCCTCCCTTGTTCCAGCTTCTGACAACTTAATGAAGCTTTATTTGTATAACATTGTCAGAGGAGAGTTAACAGATATACCGGCAGTAGGTACCGGCCAGATGCGGGTGAGTATTTATAGCGGAAGTCAAGCGGGCGCACCAGCCGGAAGTCAATTGATGTTACCGATTGGCGGAGGCACTGCCGCCGAGGCTGATATTAACACCACAGCATCACACGTTGAAACAGGCATATACTCGTGTTCGTTTGCATATGCCTCTTCGAGTATCACAAAAATATTTGACATTTGGCACTCTGGCGCTATACAATATCATACTGGCGCAGTGGTTTCGGTGAAGACATTTGACAGCGAAGACTATAATTTTGACCAAGTATATGTTACGAAGATTGCTAATTTGCGATCAACTTATTCTAAAAAGGAAACAGCCCGATTTAGAACTTTTATACGCCCGAAGAATTGGTGTCCCAATGTGTACACTGTTATTTCTCAAACAACACCGACGTCTATTATTGAAAATGCCTATTATAGAGTGGAAAGAGTATCCGATAGTTTTAAAGTTATTAATTTTGGAACAGGTTCGTTGAATCAAACTCGAATGTCATATGATGTTAGTGGAAGTTATTTTGACTTAGATATGAGCCTGTTCGATAATGATGAAGTGTACGAGATGAGTTTTGCATATGTTATTAATGGTAATTATGTAGAACAACCAGAAAAATTTAGATTTAGAGTTGAGTAAAAATGTCTTTAAAAGATTTATTTAAAGGAAATAAAAAACAGTTTCTCGCAGCTACATCCATCAATGAGCTAACGGGCACCATTGAGTCTGCCGAGTTTGTAGCCGCCTATGAAGCCAAGAAAAACCGCTTCATTCCATTTGTTGATTTTTCCAAAGAAAAGAATTTTTCTAGGTTTGGCTCGGCTGAAAAATATTATTACGATAGTATTAACAGCATCACAAACACCTATCCCTATGATGGCTCAAGAAAAGAAAAAATTCTATGGGAGATGTCTTCTTCTTATTTAGATCTTTACCTTTTGGATAACGGATATCCCCGAACCACCGGTTATGCCAATTTTGTCGGAGCCCCCGGCACAACACTTAATTCCGGCTCTTGTTATCCACCGGCCGGTGACGACGAATATATTTTAATAAAAGGCGGCCCCCATAAAGGCAGCGGTGAAAAAATATACATCGATCAAGATACAGGCGAAGCGCGCTATCGTAAGGGCGCAAACATTTGGGATACGTCCGAAAGTAGAGAAAACAATCTTAAAATTAGCGGAATTGACGGAAATACTGTTGAATTTTGGCTAAAAAAGGAAGCTTGGAATGTCGATCAAGATTATTTTGAATTTATATGCGACGTCCATGTCACAGGCACCAGCGAAGATGACACCGATTATGGCCAACTTTCGGTTGCAATTGCCACCACAGGCACATACGGTAACAGCTCTAAACAAGCATTTTTAGTCAAAGTAGCTTCGGGCTCTTCGAGTATTATCAAATATATGGGCTCCTCAACAGTCACAACCGGCACTATTGCAGACGGCGCTTGGCACCACTATGCTATCCGAACTAAAAACACCGGAAGCAGCTTTGTGATTGATTTGTTTGTCGACGGAGAACACAATGACCAACTCATCACTGGCTCGAGTACAACCACAATAAACAATGTCAGCGGCGCAATAGTTGCAACGCTTGGCGCTCAAGCGGCGCCATTTACGGTCGGGGGCATTGATAGCGGTTCACGAGGCTGGTCTAAGTTTTCCGGCTCAATGGATGAGTTTAGATATTGGAAAACGTGGAGAAACTCAGAGCAAATCCAAACGCGTTGGTTCGATCAAGTTGGTGGCGGAACAAACACAGATACCTCTAATACAAACCTAGGTGTCTATTTTAAGTTTAATGAAGGTATTACCCAAACAGCATCGATGGATTCAAACGTTCTTGATTATTCTGGCCGTGTAAGTAATGGTAATTGGACAGGATATTCAACTAGTTCTCGAAACACTGGCTCCGCCATCGATGAATCTAACTTAACGAATTTTAGTGGAAGTGAATTTAAAGATCCTATTATTTACTCCCAGCACCCGTTAGTTAAATCTTATTTGAGTGAAAAAAGAAAAGAAGGTAAAGAATACGATTTTAGAAATCCCTCAAACATCTACTATTCAATGCCGAGTTGGATTATCGAAGAACACGATCCCGCCAATTTGGATAAGGACAATATCAACAATAACTCCTTGTTAAACTTAACACAGATTGTGAGTAGCTATTTTGATGAATTAGCGAATCAAATCAAAGTCTTACCACAATTAGCCCAACCAACTTATCCGAGCGGGTCAATAAGCGGTACGCTTAAACCTATTCCTTTTATGGACCGCGCATTGGAGTCGAAAGGGTTTGCCACACCAGCTATCTTTTCTGGTCTTGATGCGCTAGAGATGTTCGAAAGCCGGGATAACAACACCCTCTATACACAGAACATTTATGACATTAAAAACACCATTTATAAGAATATTTATAACAACTTAACTTACATTAATAAATCAAAGGGTACTGAAAAATCATTTAGAAATCTCATTCGCTGTTTTGGCGTCGACGACGACATATATAAATTTAACGTATACAGCAACAACATAGAATACATTTATAGAGACAATTATCGCTCTACTTCTGAATTACACAAGCTAATAAACTTTAATCATTCATCGAACGACGAGGCTACTGTATATCAGTATTCTTCAAGCTTAAATCCAAATTCAACAACTTTTATCTCTGGCAGTGGGGATTTTGATACTTCAAAAGAGGGAGCGGGCTTATCGTTTACTGCTGAAGCGGCGATAGTTTTTCCTAAAAGGGTGTCGCAAGGAGATTTCTATACTCTTAAGCAGAATGCAACAGAATATCAAAACAATTATCCTTCAATTATAACTTCTAGTTTGTTTGGTATGCACACAGCTATTGATACTGATGAGCCGGAAACAACTTGGGCTACCAACGATTATGCTAACTTTATTGTTAGGGCGGTCAAAGCTTCAACAACCCCGGTTCATTTAAGTGGTGCCTTCAGCACTCGAGCCAAGTTTGTACTCACTGGAACGACGGGTGGTTTTATACCCATACTTACATCTTCTGTTTTCGACGAGGTTTATTTAAACAAAAATTGGAATCTTATGGTTTCGGTTTATCCAAAAGCTTATCCGAATGCCAATGAGGTTAGTGGGACATTGAGTGAAGGATACATTGTAGAGTTTGCAGGTGTGCAGAACACTTTAGATGTTACTAATTTTGAATTTTCTGTAACAGGCACAATGACAACAGCTCAAGCTCAAAAATTCTTAGCTTCGCCAAAACGAATGTTCATCGGAGCACATCGAACCAACTTCACTGGCTCGGTGATAAATAAAACCGATGTGAAGTTTAACAATTTAAGAGTCTGGCAAAACAAGTTATCAACAGCAGACCTCAAGCTACATGCAGGAAATCCGAAGAATAGAGGATTAGTGAATTCTGCCCAGAATGCTTATTTATTCAATACTTCCATTAACAAGACATTTGTTCCCAAGGCCGAAACTTTACTTTTAGATTGGAGTTTTAATCAGGTAACGGGTTCAGATTCTAGTGGCGAATTTCTTGTACAAGATCTAACTTCGGGCTCTGCCTCTCAAATTCCACGCTATGGTTGGCTTTCTAATATAAAAAATAAACAATTCTTAGGCCAAGGGCGCTATTTTAAAGCCTCCACTACGGAAGTTGTTGATAATATGGAAATTATCACAGCAAAGCCGAATCTACCTGAATCCATTGGCAGCGATGATATGATTACCGTTATGCAAAACGATGATAAATACTTTACGCGAGAAAAAAGACCTAACTTCTTCGATCTTTATGTGGAAAAAAGCCCCTATCAAAACATCTCCGAGGAAATGTTGAAGTTTATGGCTACTGTAAAAGATTTCAATGACTTGGTAGGCCACCAAGTGGATCGGTACCGTGATGAATATAAAGACTTGGCGCTATTGAGAAACTTGTTCTTCGAAAAAGTTGAAAATGCCCCTGATATCGACAAATACATTGAATATTTCAAATGGTTTGACATCGCTGTATCTTCAATGATCCAGAAAATCGCCCCCATGTCATCGGGCCTAGACGAGAGACCATTGCGAAATATCATCGAATCACACATTTTAGAGAGAAGTAAATACCGTAGCAAGTTCCCATCATATGAATTTAAGGAGTTTAATCCAGTTGGTATCGCCACTGGCATTAATGTCTATGATTGGAAATTTGGA